TGCAGCACTTCCAAGGTTTATTGTTAATCCCGTGTTGGCTACGCCAGTACCACCCCGCGCACCACTCAAAGTTCCCGTCCATCCGGCTGTTATAGAAGTTGCTTGAAGCAAAGCTGTAGCTGGCGTTCCACCTAAAGTCAAAGTAACATTTGTGTCATCAGCCTTAGTGAGCGCAGCTGGCGTTGGTAATTGCGAAGTTGTTGCGAGCGTTCCAGAAGTTGGAAATGTCACGCTAGTTGTATTTGTAAACGTAAACGTAACGCCATAGGCTCCAGACGTCGTTAAAGCCCCAGCCGTTGTTAATGCACCCCCTAAACTTAGCGCATAACTACCCCATGATGGAGCGGCTGTAGAGCCACTTAAGAGAGGTAGGTTTGCAGTGGCGGTTCCAGATAGAATTGCTGCGGCTGTTGAGGTGCTATAAAATATGCCGCCTGTGTTAGCTGTAAGATTTGCGTTTGTACCACCATTAGTCAGGGTCAATGTCCCTGTGAGACTTAGCGTATGGGAGCTTCCTAACGTTGTTAACCCCGTAGTTCCGCCATTAATAGTAATGACACCACCACTAGGAGTTGCGCTGCCAGAATCGCCGTCTATGGTCGTTATAGAGCCTGTTCCTGGATTAGCAGCCCAAGCAGCATTACCAGACACATCTGACGTTAGAACATATCCACTCGTTGCGCTGCCAAGATTAATGGTTAAACCTGTATTAGCAACTCCAGTGCCCCCTCTTGCGCCAGACAGTGTTCCTGTCCATCCGAGTGTTAAAGATGTAGCGGCAAGTAATGCAACAGTTGGCGAGCCACCTAATGTTAAAGTAACGTTGGTATCATCCGATTTGGTTAATGCTGATGGCGTAGGTAATTGACTGGTTGTCGCCAATGTTCCGCTTGTTGGGAATGTTACGGATGTAGGTGCAGTCATTGTAAAAGTACTGGCAAATGCGCCACTTGTTGCGAGGCTTCCACCTAAAGTTAGCGTATTGCTTCCATTATTGACACCTGTTCCCCCATAAGTCGGCCCAACGACGCTTCCTTGCCAGGTTCCGGTTCCTATTGTTCCAAGTGTTGTGATGGAGCCTTGACCAACATAATCAGAAGCGATATCAATAACGGGGTTTGCACCACCAGTAGATGTAATACGATGCGCTGTTCCAGATACACTACTGACGCCGCCTCCACTTCCTGAAGTTAACTGCGTCCATACAGCCGTTCCAGCAGCTCCTGCGGTCGTGCAGATATATAATGCTCCGTTAACAGTGTCATAACACATCCAGTTTAAAACACCTGCTAATGTGGCCACTGGAGTTCCAGCGTTAACAATTGTCATCTGGAATGGAACCCATTCAGCAAGCGTTACATTTCCCGCATTGTTCTGAGCAACTACAAATTGATTGCTATTGTAGGTTGTAGTGTCAAAAACTGTTTGACCGCTGATATCTGGAAGTTTAAATGTTAATGCGTCATATGTGCCGCCGACATATGACGTGTATAAATTTTGTATGGTTGTCATATTTGCGGCTGACAATGGAGGGAATATTATACCTTCATTTTTATAATTACTTTGTAGCGATTGAGACAATTCACCGAAATACAATTCCCATAAATGGGTGAAATTTCCGTCTTTTTGTACTGCTGGACTTTCCCTTGGTACGTCAGGAAAGAGTGATTGCATTCTGCTGTTTGCCATTTTATTCCCTGATATGTGCAACGCCCTGAGTTACCACAAATCGACCAATTCCCCAAAATGTGAATTGTGGAACGATGTCATTTGAAACACCACCTTGCCACCAAAGCAGTCGATTCTTCCTCACACCAATAGCAGGCAATTCATAGCGTACTTGATTTCCAAAAACGGCCCCACCATCGTAAGACAACGACAAATCTACCGCAGGCGTTGTATTTATTAGCCCGCTTCCCTCTTGCAAGACTAGATAATATCCATCTTGCGTTACAAGAAAGAAATTATCTTGTGTAACCAACCCCACATCACCAGATGATTGAACTTGATAGTCCGTTTCTCCTGATTCAATAGTAAACCCAATGTCAATTAATCGAAAATAATCCTGCTTTGCTGATCGGATATTTTTACATATTCTAACCCGTGGAATAATGTACGTTCGCAAAACAGGTGTTGGAGATGATTTATCATAATCCTGAAATGTTGTAAAAATAGTGTCAAACGCGAACATGTTTCCATTGTTGCGTGATATGAAATAATATTGGTTATCATAAAAAGCTACATCGCTAGCTATAAAATAATTAAAGTTTTGGTCACAAGCGTTATAGAATTTTTTCGTACTGATATCATAGAACAATGAAAGATTGTCACTGTAAAAATTGATGTGATAGAACAAGTGCCCATCTTGACGATAAAGAAACGCCTCTGAATCTTGTGGATTTTGTAGTTGCGCAAAAAGATAGTCTATACCGTCGGTTGTAATCTTTTCAGGTTCGCCACCGGTCGTTAAAAGGATAATTGGGCCTGACTTTTCATTTTGTCCGAGCCATACAACAACCTCATCCATGTAGGCAACGGTTGCTGGTGATAAACATCCGTAATCGATATTGAACTGATTGTTGCGTTGATACGGAAACAACTGGGCGCCTACATCAAACCAAGCTTCGGTTACTATGCGACCCATAACTAGAATCATATTGCCTTTTGACGGAAATCTCACAATTGCTTGNGTATTATCTGGTTTAGTTTCAAGGNAACCTACGTATGCAGCAGTACTTGGCCAACCAGTGCCTGCACCGCCAATATCAGAACCTTCATTTGATTCTGATAATCTCCANGTATTATTNGCTACAGGTTGCTCTCCATCAGTGTAATCATTTGACGCTGCACAAAGAAAATAATTATCATGAAATGATATGTATCCTGGCGTAAAATTTATTTTTGGAGTACTGAATACATGGCCTGTATAGGATGGGTCATAAACATAAAGTTTAGCGCCATCTGATATTAAAATTTGAGGCTTATTATTTTCAGTAATGTAAACTGTACCTTCAACAGTTTCTAATGTTCCAATCTGAATGACAGACGAGGCAATAACGTTTTGATTAGTTTGATCGTAGGTAACAGTAACCAGAAAAACACCAGAGCCAATTACAACTACCAAAACATCAAGTTTAGTACTGGTAAATATGGCGCGACCTTGTGTGCCACCACCAAACATTGAATAAGACAGAGCTACCTCATAACCAGCGTAAGGAACAAGAAACCCATCACTTTCAAACATGTTAATCGTGCGTTCTGTGCTTATTTTTGGATAACGACCAAATATCGAGCTACCAACAACGTTGATTTCTACTTCCTTCACTCCATCGCCGTAATTTAGCATTTAGTCGCCTTGTAGGTGTTCTTTTAAATACTCTATCGCATTATGAAACAATTGAATATCTTCTTTGAGGTGACCAATTGCTGCATTGCAGTGATGGCACAACAAGCCTCTGATTTTTCCAGTGTCATGATTGTGATCTAATGCCAATCTACAAATCTCACCTTTTGTTCTGGATTTTTTAGTCTCTTCTTTTCCACATATTTTGCAGAGATTATTTTGAGAAAGAACCAATTCATTATAATCATCAGCGCTAATTTTATGTTTCTTTAATACGTCTCGATATCGACTTTTTTCAACATCTTTATTTCTTTGTTCTCTTTCCCATTCTCTATATTTTTCAGGATTAATCAATCTGTCTTCACGTATCTTTTCATTAACATAATCTGAATTTTTCTGTCTCCATTGTCTAGCATGCTCTCTGTGATATTCTGCAAACGCTCCTTCATATTTTCTTTTAGGTCTTCTTGCTTCTGTCTCGCGTAGACAATGACGACAATAATATTTGCCATTGCTTTTTTTAAAATATGCAAACTCGATTGTTAATTCGCCATGCTTAGAGCATGTCTTTACTATTTCACTCATTTCTTACCCTTCTAATTAATCAGAAAGGTATTATAAATAATAATTGATCTGGTTACAACTATGGTCGCCATCCATGACCTACGGCCTCCACCCGTGACCCAGATTTATATCCCCATAGTTAAACCCGACTTGATCACCACTCTGTAAAATACTTAGCTTTTTAAGCGATAAATCAGGCGGTTCTTCAAACATCAATTTGCGTTCATATTTCTGTAATATTTTCGCGGATTCAGTATTAAACATTATCCCATATTCCGAACACATCATGCTTGCAAGAGCATATCTTAAGTATTCCAAATATGAGCGGTCATAGCCCTGATTGCTTGATTCTGGAAAAGTAAATGCTGACACGTTTGCTGTTGCAATAGGAGCCGTGCCGCCAACTGGTGGTGGTGTTATCGTAATCGTTGCACTGCCAGTAGTATAAAAGCTTCCTGGTGAAACAAGATTAATTGCAGTTATAACGCCATTACTTACACTCGCGACAGCCGTTGCATTATCACCTGTAGCAGAACCTGTTATGGTAACAGTTGGTACAGAGGTATAACCGCTTCCACCATAAGACAATGCAAAACTAGAAATATATCCAGAAGATATTCCTGTGAAAGCGTTGGTCAAATCAGTTGAAAGGTTTACATCGGTTAGAAAAACTTTGCCCATCATCTTAAGTGGGTAGTTTTGATCTGGCTTGAAATAAAGAGCTAGATTACCACCGCCTTGTCCACGATTATAATTCCAGCTGAAAGGTAGTGTCGATATATTATCGACTCGCGCAGAGCCATAATAATTGGTTCTGCTAACCGTTTCCATTGGATACCTAACAACGCCCAAATTAAATGTCATGGATTCAAGAGCGGCTATGTTAGGAAGAAAATAATATTCTTGATTGGGAATTGCGGTTATTGAAAAATATGTCCAGTAAGGAATTAAGTCTGTTTCAATCTGTTTAAAGTCCAACAAATTGTTAAGCATTTGTAGACCGTCATTTATCTGATCACCAGTTGGGATTTGTAAATTTCGAGCTACAATGCCTGAAAGATACCAGGAGCGAGTTACTAGGTCTTGAGCTGTGTAAGCCATAATTCACTCCTGGTTGAGATTATACTAGAGCTGGGTAAGCAGTGTTAGACACGCCTGTCCATGTAACAACTGATACTGATACGGCATCACTTCCTGATGTAACCAAGTAATCAATCTCAGGTTTAGACGAACCTACACCCGCAATCATTACTAGATATTGCGATTGAGCAATACCAGCAGCAATACCTGTTATCGTCCAGTAAGCACCACTTGTTTGTCCTGTAGGTCTGAAAGTAACAACGTCCCCAGCAGCAGCGGGAATAAAAGTAACCAACAGCGTTACAATTACGTTGGGTAGTGTTGTTGTTGGAACAGCACTACTTGCTGTTAAGTCAATCGCTGTAAATGTTGTTGCAGTACCACCAGACAAAACAGAAATTGGAGGCTGATTGATATATTCAAGCGCACCAACCATGTTTTGTGGTTTGTGGGTTGCATAGACAAAGTGACTAGAGCCATCAGTTTCAATAAAGCCAATTAGACGATATGAATCGTAACCTAATGGCATTAAAGGCAACGGATTGCTTGTTAATGTCATGATACCAGCAACAGGATTATATCCTCTTGAGTCACCAATCAAATAAACAGCATATTGAAGACTAGCACCCAAGCTACCCGCATCTAAACCACCAGCACCGTTAATTGCTGAGTTGATTAAAAGACCTGGAATATACCCATCAAATTGTGTTGCAGGCAATGTTACTGCTTGTAGATTTTGGTAACCTACTTCCATATCTATCGCATTACCAGCATCACGACACATGCCGGGGGCAATGCCAAGGACTGTTGTCGATGCAACGGATATATTTAAACCTACGATATAAAGCGAAGGTAGTAAATAAATTGGATCGTTTTGAATTGCACTCATTTTAATTTCCTCAAATAAGTAGATGTTGGCGGGTTTCCCCGCCGCCTAAATTAACCTTGTGACAATGGTATCATATAGCGCATTGTGTACTCGGGAACGAGCACAGAGCCATGAACTTCGTCATAGATCATACCGGTTTGGTTTTGACCGAACAGAGAGCCGTATGTCAAACGCAATGAGCAACCAGTGTCTTCATCATACTCGTTAGCTGTGTCGTATGGTGATTGTTCAGGCAATTGAGGCATTGCAAGATAGAATGCTTCACCACCCAAAATACCGCCGCAACGATGGCTTGGGAAAGTTAAAAGCTGCATTCCAGCTGCAATTGGATTATTCAAGTTTTGTGTATTACCACCAGCCCAATTCAATGCAGGTGTGATTGTTAAGGTCACATTTCCTGAGCTATTAGCAGCAGCATTTGCTGTAGCACGGAATTGCACAGGATTAGCCGAAGGGAAATGACCAATAAACGTCAAATAACGCATATTTGGTTGCCCAGAAACACCGTCAGCAAACTGGAACATATCGCCAGAAAACACGGCATTGGCGTCACTTACACTGGCCCCTGAAACCGTAATTTGCGTTACGTTTTGACCTGAGGGATCGTTAACACTAACAACCGTCAATGTTTGTGCATTCACACCAGTGTTACCAGATACATGAATTGGCATCAAGTTTGATTGATAGTATTTAACTAATGGAGTACCGAAGTCCCCAATCTCCCAACTCATAGCGATATCATCGTTACGATGTGGTACGAATTGGTTCAAGCCGTTACCAACGATTGCAGGTACAACGGTATCAGGCAAATAAACCCCGATTCCTTCAGCAACTGAACCATAGTTCTTGAAGAACATGATTGATTGAGCCAATTGTTGATAAGAAGTAAGCGCAGTTGAACCGTTACCGAAGAATCTATAAGGGCCAGAGAAAGTATTTAACGTGCCACCTGGAAGCTGTGATTTAACAGCAGAAGCCCAGTTTAATGCTAAATTTCCTTCAACTTGAGTAGCCAATTCAGCAATGAATGACTTACCAAACACACGCATGTAATCTTCTTCACCTTTTTCTAAGTTGAAGATACGTTGTTGTGAAGTAACTGCGAATGAACTGTTGTTCGCTTGGTCGGCTACCAATTGCAATACACGTTGATCAGCTGCTTGAAAAGATGCAACCAAACCTTGTGTAGTAACAGCACGTGGAGGCAAATCAAATGTAACCGTAGAACCAAGGTTAGCTTGAATTTTGTCAAACTCTTTAAATTTAGTGTTAGCTGTACTTATATGACAACATAAGTTTTGTAGAAGAGCAAGACCAGACCGTTGATAGGTTTGGACTTGTTGTAAAATATTTGTAGGAAAAACTGCCATGATTGTGCTCCAAACTAGGATTGTGAAAATAGTTCGGAATACAGGAAGGCTTATCCTTTATATTTAGCCTTTAAATCTCGCATAGACAACGCGCTACCTGCTTCCGTTCCGACGTTAGAAGGGCGTTGTTGACTTAGTGGTGCATTAGGGGTTCTAGTTCTGCCAGCAGCTTCATTATCTTTTATCGAATCCGCTAAACGCTTGGCTTGTACCATCGCATCGCGTGGACTCATATAAGATAATTGTTCTAACTGCGCCATCTTGAGCCTGTCTTTTCCCAACTCATACAATACATCAGATGAGTTATCAATATGTTCGGCTAAAAGCTGAACCACATTGGGGAATCTTGAAAGCTCAATGTCACCAGTAACTTTTTCAAAGTCTTCGTACTTGTCTTTACCAGTAGCAATTTTATCCCAAAAGTTTTTAACGATACGCTGCGCGTTATCTTGCTCAGATCTACTTTGCCATTCAGACTTCTCTTGGTCTCGTATTTTCTGGGCTTCTTCGGCTGCAATACGTCGAAGATCTGATTCTGGCATATTTTGATTAGCAGGTTGTGAGCCATACTTTTCAGCTGCATATTGAGGTTGTTCGTTATAGAGTCTTTCTCTCTTTTGTGATTCCTCATGCTTTACACGCTTAATCAAATCATTAACTTCTGATTGCTTAAAAGTACGCTCTTGTTGAACTGATTCAACAGGCGCATTTACTGGCGCAGATGTTTCCGCGCTTTGACCTAAAACTTCACCTTCCATCTAAACACTCTCCAGCTATTAAGCCCCGCTACGGTAAACGCCTCACGTTCGCATGAGTCTCGGATTATTAACCCCATCACGGTTAAATGCCTCGCTATTCGTCACGAGTCTACGTATTCTGGTTAACCTTTACAAAATTAGTATACATGAAACAAATTTAAAGTAAAACCCGCGCTAATTGTATAGCGCGGGTTTTTAATTATTAGCCATAACTTCCAGAAGTTAATTGCGCAGAAATTTTATTTCCATTTGGAAGAACTAACACCAAATAACTTGTTTGTTTTGCGGTATCTAACAAACTTAATACGCATGCACCAGAAGCGCTTGACATACATGATATTTGGGTTGTTATAGCAGCGCTATTATTTAAACTTAAACCGCCTGAAGCAACTGAAAACCCTGTGCTTGCAGCGGACGCAAGTGTTAATCCGTCAGCAGTAGATGAGGCATATACTTTAAATGCAAGGCTTCTTGCAAGGTTAGTTCCAGATCCATCTTTTAATTGAATGGTTATGGTCGCAGTATTACTAGCGCCGGCAGCAGCTGTTATTGTGCAAGAGCCAGGATCAACTAATGGAACAGGAGTCGCGCCAGTACTAATTTTAGTAATCGTGGCAGTTGCACCAGTTCCAGTATCCAATAAGAAATTAGCAGTTGAAGCACCTGGATCAGGTATTGATACAACAGATGCTTGACCCATTGCAGCATTACTTATAGTTGTAGCAGTATTTCCAGAGTTAGCAACTGCAACTACTTTCAATGATCCTTTAGCAGCTGTTCCAGGAAAACTTGCTAATGTACCAGCCGTACCAGACAAGCCAGCTTGAATGTTTCCACCATTGATAGCAGTTGCAGCATCTTCGCTAAGACCCCCTGATACGTTAGTATAGGTAGCAATGTGATTGGCTGTAGTTGGCAACGTTACTTCGCCTGCTGAACCTTCTAAAGCAAGTGTAATTACACCATTGCTAATTGATACGGAAAAAACACCATAAGTACCGATTTGAGTCGCAAGATTAAATGAATATAAACATTGAATAACATCAGTTGCAGCGACTGGATTAGACTCAAGGCTTACTTGATTCAAATAACCAGCTGTTGTAACGGTTGCCAAATTATCGCCTGTAACCATGAATTTTGGATTAGGTAAAACACCAACCATGCCGGGCACTTGGGTTGGAAGTTGGAATATATTTGCTGACATGATTAGTCGTCCTTTTGTTATGCTTTACGTGGAGTTAATGAACCACCAGAGCGTTTCCAGTTAGATTCGCTACAACCTTTCATGCCCATTTTGCCATGATGTCCTTCAACGTCGTTGCGATCTTCTTTTCGTTGCAATACGCGCTCTATACCTTTTTGACGCGTACTGTGAACCATTCTGTTATCTATCATTTCATGTTTCATCGCTTAACTCCTGTTTAGGTTTGTCGTGTAAAATCATCCATTTTTCAATGCGTTCTATACGCTCATGAATGATAGTTAGAGCCTCGGCCATTGCTTTTGCCATTTCGTCTAAAGTATCTTTTACATTCATTTCTTCATACATCCTTTTTTAACTTCTTTTTTTAACATTTTCATGTCTTCTTTTTTATCCATGTGCTTTTCTTTCTTTTTCTCTTTTTTCATTTCTTTAGCCATGATTATTTCCCTATAATGTAATAATACCTTTATGTAATTTCTTGTGACACATACAGCATAGCACTGCAATATTATCTAGTTCATTGTTTAACGGATCATTGTCTTTGTGATGCAAGTCTAAACAAAAATCATATTCGGAATAGTTGCATACATCACACACTTTATCTTTATGCAAAAAAACATATTTTCTTAAACCACGACTACTATGTGATCCTCTTTTAAGCTTTGTTAACGATCGACTCAAAGCTCTGCGTTCTACAGCATTAAGTCGATTAACATTCCGGCAATTATGCGAGCAAAACTTTTTTCGATAATCTCGCCGAGAAGGTGAAGTTTCTACTTCTTTCCAACAAGTGACGCAATTAAAAATGTATTTATCATATTGTTTATGATTCTGACATTCTAAACTGCAAAACTTGGCTGTATCTTTCCTATATAGAGGCACATAAAATTCTTTATTACATGCCTTACATTCTAAAACCACACCGTTTCTTTTCTTCATAATGAAACTCTATTGCTTGCGCTTGTTTCATTATATCACTTTTTCTTTTTATTTCTAGCTTCTGAGTAGGCTATTGCTACAGCTTGAGATTGCTTCTTTCCAGCTTCCATTTCACGTTTAACGTTAGTTGAAAAACCTTTTTTGGTCTTGGCCTTAGGGCCTTTGATTAATGGCATTATGACTTCCTCTTATTATCATACACTTCACTATAAAATTTTCTACGTTCAGCAGGACATTTAATATCATTGCTGTGATCACGTACAACGCGACCCATTGCTTTTTCATCTAGCTTGTAATGTTTCATAAGTTCGCTTGGTTTTTCGTTACAAATATCATTCCACGTTGGTTTTGCCATGTCTTGCCTCCTTTTCGCTTTTATGAATTTCATGTATCAACTTCATATGATCATGTTCGTGCCTATGATGCATATCTAATTCTTTAATGCGTAAATCTGTCTGTTTCGCGAACTTCTCGGTCATAGCCTTCACAAGGCCAACGCTAGAACTTGTCTCGTTCATCTTCACCTGTGCATGAACCTTAAGTTTTTCAGCTTCAATCTTTTGCATATCAACTTCAAATTGAGCCTGATTCTTCTCGGCTTCCATTTTCAGTTTTTCCATATCAACATGCATTTTCATCATGACAGGATTGTTTTGTTGTTCTTGTTGCTGGGCTTGCATGGCTGCTTGTTTCATTTTCTCTTGTTCTTGCTGGAATTCATCAACAGATTGTTTCAATTGCTCAACGCCACGACCTTCAACGTTATCAAGGACGAAGTTAATGCCTTTAGTACCAATGAACTCTGCCACTTGCGGACTCATTTGCATGACTTCTTTAATCATGCCGATAGTACGAGCTTTTTGTACTTGGAAGCTTGCTCCAGCTTTGACCACAACATTTAATGCATCCGTATCAAAGTCAAAAGGTAGGCCCTGATCTTGATTAATCTTTACAAAGTTGCGTTTTCCCTCTTCGTCCATAATCGGAATGGTACGAGGTGTAGTATAATACTTAGGAAGAAGGTCAACATAAATCTGAGACGCTCGTTGAAGACCTTGCATAAATCCCACGACATAAGGCATAGCCGCTGAGTTAGACTGAGTGGCGCCCTCCACAATTGCAACGCCAGATAACTGGTTATTATTAATACCGAGACTAGCATCATAACTTCCCAAGATTTGCTCCATGAGGCTGTCCGCGCCCGTAAAGGCTTGAACTATTTCAGGAGGTGCTGGAACACGTTGAACTTCACGAATTGGATTAGGTATTGCTTGATCAGGATTTTCTTCGTAAAACGCATTAAACACGTAGTTACTAGCTTTTTGTACATCTTTGTAAGCTTCTAACCAGCCTTCTTCTTTTGGAAGTGCCTCTTTAGCGACCATAACTTTGTGCTGTACTTGATTTTCAATTTCATTTGCCAGAGCAATTCCTGCAAAGTTTTTAAGCCTTTGTGCACCTTTTGCGTGATAAACATAAGGCAAGCACACTTGTTTAATATTTCCATTTTTTGGAGTGCGAACCATAGAAGAAGAACCGTCGACAAAAACCAAAGGCAACATATCATAATCAGTTTCCTCATATTCTAATACCTGGTTTTCTATGACTCGATAGCGAACTATTTTGTCAATCATGGTTTTGCGAGGCTTGCCAATTAATGATGGAGGCNCTGTTATATCATTCCATTCTGANACCATCTTATTATATTCTTCTTTAGTCATGACTTTGCCGTCACGNACTTGNACGATAGTTTTTTCTGTTTTTTTCTTTTCGTAGTAATCGGCAACTAAAAGTATTTCAGAGTTATCATTGATATATGACCATTGGAAACCAGCAAAGTTTCTTTTGAATGAAACAGTCGCTAGTGAAACATCAGGATATTCGGCCTCGAATTCTTCCTTGCTTTTNGGGAAAAGNTCAGCGCAAAACATGCCATCGCCCTTGTGTGGGAAACGTGCGAGTTTATCGAATACACACAAAGTAGGTTCGGCTCGATCGAATTTTATGACTTGATCCATAGACATAGAAGAAGCGTAGTCCGTGTAAACTTTTAACACACTAAATCCGCCTACCAATAAGTCTTTCATTACATTGTAACGGGTATGATGATTATCGATATCAAGCAGAACGTGACGAAGATGTTGTTCAACTACTTTCAGTGTAATGACATCAACCTTATCTTGATCGTCAGCCGTTACCATGATATCCGGCTCTTGCTTGCTGAATTCACCGAGTAATCTAGCTACACGGCTGGCCAATGTATTGAATTCTAATTGCGGTCTACCCATGGTCTGTAACAATGTGACTTCGTCGCCTGTAAGATTGGACTCACAAACGAATCTTGTGAATTCGTTGTATCTATCGAAGTTTTCTTTGAAGTAATCGTGGGCTTGGCGAACAGACGCTTTTATGCGAGGTAATGCGGATTGATAACGGTCGGCGACTGGCTTCACTGCGTATGCCCTCAACGTTTGTATGCAGAATCCCGTAGTTTACCGACTTTATTATGTTGATGGGTGAGACTACGAGCTATTTGATTATAATCTGTTTTATTAAGTGTAGTGTGAATTAAAGTTTTGTCAATAAGAGCCATCTTGATAGCGTCTGCGGCTGTATCGCAAACATCATCGAATTTATGTGTATCATTTGCTGTAATTTTAGTCATATGTTTGATGCACATATCAACATGTCTTGCACCAGCTGTGAAGGATATTTTTCGAGCAGCGACATGAGGCTGACACTGTAAGAATCGTGCGGTTTTGCTACCAGATGAACGATTGCGTTCAATGTCTCTAACTTGAATACCGCGCATTTCCTTAATGACTGATAATAGTGTCACGCCTGTTGATTTCTTTTCAATTGCTGCGAGCAATGGCGGTACTTTGTGAATCATGCAGTCTTGCCAAAAGTCTAAGAATGCATCACGCAAGTCTTTTGGTTCTATTCGAAGTTCAGCGCAATCTATCCAATGCAATCCATATTCGCCGGTCTTTCTACCCATGGTTTCAATCTCGTACACACCCCAAAAACTAAACACTGTGGCATCGTTGTAAGATTTATCGGTTTCCGCAGTATCAGCAGTGATAAATGTTTGCAATATTTGAGGCTCGAAGTCGAGTAAAGCAAACCATTCAGGTTTGAATAATGCGCCACCTGCTGGCACAGGCTCTTGTTGCATTTGGCTTGAGAATACATAAGGATCTCTCTCCTGTTTGATTCGCAACATTTCAAGCGGAAAGGCCTCTGGATAAAGTGCATTTCCCGCTTCGTCGATAGATTGAAGCTTAACATGTTCCCATTCGTACCCATCATCACCGGACAATAAATAAGCTGATAAATCTGCTTCATGAACACGTTGGCCTATAGAAACAAATGGCACATTAATACCACGTGCGCGTTGTTGTATTGTTTCTCGATAGTTACTAATAATAGAATTTCTAATAGTTTCTGAATGTGCTTCATCAACTTTTAACATGTCATCTAGTATTACAGCACCCGAAAATCTATCAAGTCCTGGCAGACCTCCGTCCGTACCGACGATGCTTCCGCTAGATCCAAAGGCAGCGACTGCGCCACCAGCTGTAGTTTGAAAGAACTCCTTTCCTCTTGAGTCATGTCGAATAGCAACATCAAACAAATATCTATAATGCGCCAATGATATTACGCGCTTAATGGTCTCAGTGTGTTTAGCAGCGAGAGAAGATGAATAACTTATATATAGATATTTTGAATCAGGATAACTTGCAAGAGTCCAAGCAACCCACATAATCATCATTGTGCTTTTTCCATGCCCAGGAGGTACTGAAATAACTAAGCGATTACTTGGTATCTCCATCCGGGCAACTCTTGTCAATGCACGACATATCGTGATTATATGCGGCTCTCTACCTGCTGGCTTAGAGATTATTAATTCACGCCCTGTAAGTAACGGATAAAANGTTTTAGTAAATTCAAGAAGTGAACCTTTAAGAATTGCGGCAAGTTGTTCCTTTTCTAAATCAATACTCACTCTTAGCCTTTTCAGCAAGTTTAGCGCGAAGTTCAGCCAGTTCAGCTTTCAATTGCTCATTCTCGGATGTNGTTTGTTCAATGATCTGTTTATCGCCATATATTTTAGGAGCCAAACGAGCAGCCGTCCATTTACGATTATTAATCTTCGCAATAAGCAAACTAGCGGAAGGCGGATCTATTCTTTCCTGGCCTTTGTCGTCAACAATATAACGTATACCACAATCGATCATACCGTCTATATCTTCGACAAGAAGTTGTGATTGAAACGATTTGGCCTCTAAATACCAAGCCGAAAATTGAGGATATTGGTGACGCCAAGCCTTTATTGTTGAAGGTTCTGGCATATCATTATAAAGAGTTACTAAGGTTTCTAGACCTACAGGATTGGTTGCGACTCTCGAGCAAATAAGTTTAGCTAAATCATCAGTATATTTAGTAGGTCGACCAGCTGCCATTGACGCACCTATATTTTTGCATACTCTTCATCAAATATCTTCACCGCATCATCGCGGGAGATATCTTCCGAAGCCATTATTTTAGCAATCGATTCTTTATAGCTTTTTCTACGTCTATCGATTACCACCTGTGTCGGCTTAACACTGTCAACCGGCTTATCATATATTTTGCCAAGACCATCACACAAAGGACAGTCCTTCATCATAAAACCACCACCAAATATTTCACCTGAGCCGATACAGGTTGGACAACGGCGCGAATCAGACGATGCCATATTTAGCCTTAATCTCGTCCAGCCATATACGCGTATCGTCTAAACGTTTGCGTAAATCCTGTAAATATTGCTCTAAGCTGATCATAGTTATCCACAAATTCTGTGGATAAGAATATGTTATCCACAATCAATAGATTAAATATAGCTATTAATAAAAATAATGTCAATTAAGTGTTGACATGCCAAGTAGTTGGCGTATAATAACAGCCATACCGAAGCGCAGGGCTNAGGTGAATAAAACTAGGATGGAAAATGAGAGAGCATGACGGNATAAAATACAAAATAGAGCCAANNGAAGTAGAAATAGCAACCGGACATGACGCGGAACACTGCGAAACAAAATGTGGTTACAGCTACTATATCGCAGACTATGATCACGACTCTGCTGAATGGTACGAAACCGAATCTGAGGCAGTCATCGCAGCGGAAGATATGATCGGGCGATTGGATAGTGAGCGTGAAGGATGAATAAACAACAAATCCTGGACAAAATAGAATCGCTAGAGCTAACTCTGGCTGAGCTATCATTGACACTTTACACCATCCGAAAGGAAATTGAAGAAGGATTAACCGAATGAATTCAGAATTATTGGAATATTTACTTATTGTAGAAATGAAAATATTGGCATTATTGCAAGACGTTCGCAATATTAAATCGCGTTTTGAGGTTCCGCAAACGCCACGTTTAGCTAACAATCAAGCACCCACGTTTTTTGAAACATTGGCTAGTGAAGACGTGCGGCACAATAATCAGCCAAGGAATGGATAATGCTTATTCTTCAACGCAATCGCACAGAATCCGTAATGATTGGCGATGATATAATGGTAACTGTAACCGAGGTAGATTTGGTTACGGGACAGGTGAAGCTGGGATTTAGGGCACCTCCCGAAATAATTATTGATCGTGAAGANGTTTANTATAGACGTAAATCAGGTTGGAAATTACCTAAGCATTTAGACGAGGATGATATAAAATGCCTTCAAAAATACAATATGACATTGTCACCCAGCAATGCAACGCAATGACAGAACTCGGTTATCCGACAAGGATTCGCATGTCAACGTCGCCAAACAAGCCCGACCCTATAATCTTGGTTGATGGTTTCACAAAAAGCTGGCGATTTACCGATCCAGATTGGGAAGTAGTAAGCCGCCAGTTAGCAACACTTTACATAACATTAAAAAAGAGGAAACAATGCTAAGACGTACTGAAAGATTACCAACGCGAGCAAGCGGCAATGATTTACCGTTTTTCAAAGAATACCAGGATGAAGTATTTTACAAACTAGACATAGAGCATGTAATATCGCATCCATGTACACCACGTAGCAAAGAGTCCACCGAGAAAGACGAACTGGCTTCCAAAGCGTCTGGCCCGCGATAAGGGCTACCTCATCAAAAGAAGGCAACCAGAGAACAACGCGCGGAGGAAGAAGCCGCGACATGCTGGATGGTTGCCAATACATCNTNGAAACGCCATAACGTTCCCGATACTACATCCACGACATAGTGGATAAGCTATATGGCGCGGTGCCCCAGCGTTACAACGGATGCTTATAGCGAGCCTACCGTATCCAGGGAAGTTATTGGTCATCGCTTTCAGCACTTCCACTACTAGCCATTTCTGGCATCGTCACCGCATATACTCTAAAACCGATTTTAAAGCACCTACACGCAACGCAAAATTAAACAAGCCACCTACGCATTACCAACAACCTTAACATTCTTTGCTTCCATTCCTTTTGCGCCCTTAACGGAATCAAAAGTAACTTTGTCGCCTTCATTTAAAGATTTAAATCCGTCACAAACGATAGCGGAATAGTGACAAAAATTGTCTGCGCTGCCGTCATCGGGCTTAATAAATCCAAAACCTTTTTCTGAAAACCATTTAACTGTGCCCGTTGCCATGCTTAACCTCTTCTACTTTTGGAGTAACCGAATGTGAAACCGTAGTGCTTTTGTCATTCGATGAAAAGAAGAATCTACACCAATTGCTACCCGAACAGCAACATCCTTCGGCTTCGACTTTGACTGTGTGTTCAATCTTGGTTTCTTCGTTCATGATGTTCCCTTAGCCAGCTATTGGCAGCAAAGCGACCGGAGTTCATACGTTTCAATTCATTATCGCACGATTGCAGGTTGNTTATCCAGATATNGGCGTACTGAGATAGTACGCCCTTATGGTCTTGTCTTGGCAGTCGTAACAACTGCGNNTTGATGAATTTGATGTCGTCGCGTAGGAGTTTGATGCCTAGCGACGAGCAGTGGGATTGAAAGGTCAATCAGGCTTCTTCCAAAAACTAAATTTCCATTCATGATCTGGATCTGGAACAAAAACCATACTTGATGAGATTACATCTCCCGTTTCTGTGGAATATCCTTCAGAAGTAACAACCCAACCACCAATAACTTTAGCTCTTAAAGTATCTGAGGATACTCTTTCCCATTTAAATTCAATAACACTCATCTTCAACATCTCCTAATTAATAAATCTTACAGTCTAAATTATCCCAGCAACTAAAAATCCAGTCATTAAAAATTGCATAACCGTTTTTTATTGCGTGTTTTATTGCTAATGGCAAAAATTCATCGTAAATCTCATTATCATTCACAACTTTCACTAAAAAATTAAAATTTAATCTTGGGTTTCTTATATACAAATAAATCATTTTACTAACTCCTTGTAAAACTTTTTATATTGCGAGGTGGACATCTATTTTTAGTCCACCTTTCAACAAGTCTCTCCCAGCATGGTCTAGGTGGACTTAAGGGGGAGGTGGACACGATTCTTCAGAAGCTGCATTTTCTATAGAATAATTACATCCTTTATTATTAGGTTATTTATATATTTATATATTATATAATATAATTATGTCCACCTAGTCCACCTAGTCCACCTAGACCAATACTAGACTGGTTCTCAGGAGGTGGACTATCAAAAACCATGTCCACCTTAGTCCACCTTAGTCCACCTTATGTCCACCTGAATTAATATTAAAAATTGGCATATTGTAATAAGAGACGCCCTGAAGCATTTTCTTTTCCATTTTTCTTTTTGATAAAATTCTTCCCATTTTAGTGGCTTGAGAAGGATTTATATTTGTATAACCAATTTTTTCTAATACTTGAGATGAATTCATCCAAAGCCTGTCTTTCCATTCCCAATTAAAATAAGCATCGAGTTTTTCTTGAAAAGGATCGATATATTCAAATTCTTTATTTGATTCATTCAACAACTTCATTTCATCTTCAAGCAAAGTCGGTGATTCACCAGCTAACCACATATCATAAACAGCACGCCAAACCTGTTGCATATCTAAACCATGTCGCGTTTTTATAGGCTCAGTGATTGATATTGTCCACCAACGACGATTGCCGGTAGTGTCCACTAAAAACTTTTCATCATTGACTGTAGCGGCGTAGACTGTGCGTCTTGTCATCTGACTATTTCTAACGGCATGTGGCCGACGAACATCATCGACATCGTTTGTGATATGGGATTTTAAGCGAGCAATATCAGCTTTACGAAAGGTTGCATCTAATTCACCGAGTTCAGCAATCCAGTAAGCAGATAATGTAAAAATATCATCTTTCTTTGATGGATCTAAAGATGTTCCACCTTTAATTGCTTTTAGCTCATTCGGCACTAAAGACATAATAAAACTAGATTTGTGAGTTCCTGGTTCGCCTTGAATTACCAAAACGCCTTGCGAGCAAAAATCAGAATCATTAAACAACGCAGTAATTGCAGAAACCATCCAACGTTTAATTAAAATATAAGACAAAACGTTATTTGTAGTCTGAACACATTTAAGAAAGTCATCGAATATATTTTTTTGATTAAGTGGTTTGCTTAAAACCCAGTCACGCACCGGATGAAATGGATTTGACCAAGCTATAGCATCAAGATGTTTATCAATTCTTCTAATATTTAAATCATTTTTAACGGCTAAATCTGTTATATAGTTTAAAGCTGCGTTTTCAGATTCTTCTCCATAGAATTTAATTCCAGGCACTTCAATAGTTCTGATTCGTTTCATCATATTCCATGAATTTTTTATTCTGAAGTGTTTAAGAAGTGCTTTGTAATTATCTGCGGTATCAAGAGGTCTTGGTTTAGTATGGTTTGATAAATCAGGATAGGTTAATTCCGTTTCTGTCTGCATGTCTATCAACTGCATGATCTCATCGTATGTGATCCCCTCGGCTTCTCCGTCTGCTAAATCCCATGTTGGATTTTTAGTTTCAAGATATCGTATATCAATAGAGCGAACAGATTTTGCAATTGGTTTTAGTTTGGAAAGAGCCACCTTCATTGCTTTAAATCCTGGATCATCATTGTCAGGCCACAGAATGACATCACGGTCTTTTAAATATGAATAATCAACTAGATTTGCTGCATTGCTTCCACCATGCCAGCAAGTTGCAACCCANTCAGGCATTAATCTTTGTGCGGCTTCTGCTGCTTTTTCACCTTCAACTAAAATTACTCTTGCTTGCGGTCGTTCAAGCAATTCTGGTATGTGATACAAAGGTTTTGGATGCTCATCAATTCCTTTTTTATGCCAGCTTTTAGAGCCGTCTTTGAATAGCCTATAAGTACATGGTGGTGTTAAACGTCTTGAACCATCTGGATTGTTGTACCTGAAAACGTACAACAGAACTTGATTGTTTTCATTTCTGTAGCAGAATTCCATTGCGCGATTATCTTCTGCTGGAGTTCCTGCATCTGCTGGAGCCGGGTAAATTACTATACCTTCATCTTTTTCTGGTTTATTTGATTTTGGTATCGGCATTGAATGAGCGTAAATTTGTGATAACTCATCATAAGCTTGGCTTTGTGAGCATCCTTTAATGTAGGCATAAAGACTTATCATGTCATTACCTCCATCCCCATCTCCTGCAAACTCCTTCCATACTCCTGTGTTAAGGTTCACTGAAAAAGAACCAGGCTTTGAATCTTGTCTTGTAGGATTTAGCGAAACCCATTCATTATTTTTCTTTTTCCCATCAGGTAAATATTTCATAACAAACATATTTATCGGTAATTTACTATTTAGCTGCTCAAAATTTCTCTCTTGTGTTATACTCATTGCTGTGTTTCCTTGTTTAGATTCATAAAATGCCCGTTTTCCGGACGGGCGTTCCCTTTTAAAGCTTCAATGCGTTTAATATCCATAGCTATCCTTACAAATTCCTGGTGATATTGATCCCCCATTTTAGGCGCGAAGCGCATTGACATTTCAAGTAATAAATTTTGCATGTGACGAATCCTTCCGTTGATACGAAATTAATAAAAAGTGTTGCATGGATTTGTAGCTGTGATAAAATATGAAGCATATATAGCCCTCACTACAGGGTTGTATTGCCGAAGTGCATCGCACAACGGCTGGAAGGTATTGACGTACCAACCAGCCGTCATTCTAACTAATCTTTGATCTAATTTCCAGTCATTAATACAGATTGTTAATCATGAAACTGACGACAAACATGACATCTATCATGCGATGGACATCCGCAGCCAGGGCATTCGTCGTCGTCATCATCCTGCAAATCATGAATCAATTCGCAAATCATGCCATAAGGAACATGCGCTGATTCAGCGGATAGCATTGCGCCCTTTATTTCTGATAGCTTTAGTAGCGTTTCAAACTTTGTCATTTTCCTCTCCGTTAGCTAGAACAAACCCTTTCGTCGGCATAAGATTAACAAATCCATCACTATGCCATGTAACCCACATACGATCGTCGCCATGTATCTCATTGACCGTACAAAGGGCTTTATCGCCGTTTTTGAAGACCCAGTAGACTAGGTCTTTTGGTTTGAAGTCAGTCATTCCACTACCCTCAATGAAACACCATAAAACACCATGATATTTACTTCAGTAGGTGTATGCATAAAACTATCATTTAATTTTCTAACCAACAGAAACATTTCAAATGGTGTGAGCATCATTGGGTAATCTTTTAATAACTTCTCAAGTCCAGCCCTGTAAAAAATTTCAGAATACGTGATTATTTTTTGGATTACTTCATCGGCCGTTATATCACTCATCTTCCCCATGCTCCAAATAATGCAAAATATCCTCAACAGCCTCTTTGTAACCCTTATTCCATGGTGGTAGTTCGCCATGCTCTTCTTTAAGCTGATTCTGGTTTGTTAGCATGAATATTAGTTTTGCGTGTAGGGTTGATAGGTTAATCATTCAACAACACCTCCCACAATCTACGCACTCTTGGCAAAGAAAACCATTTTGTTTATTCTCATGCTCACAATAGTTGTCGATCATGGATTGGATTTTGTCTTTTACATGCTCTAATTCAATCGGTGGGCATCCATGATGTAATTCATAACATGCTGCGTTATAAATGTTAATTAGCTCTTCTTTCGTGAAATCATTCATCTGTAGAATCCTCCTTAATTACCGTTTTAACTAAAAACATTGGGCGACAACAATAATCACAAAACGGTTGCTCTAAACTTGAATCAGGATTAATACATTCAACTTTTAAATGACATTTCATACATTCGAATATTAATTTAATCATCTGTAAAATCCTCCGCTATCCCCATTGTTGCGCCATTCATCGATAAATCTCCTCACTAGCCTTCCCAGTATGCACAATCCTCGTCTTTAAGTGATTCAAGCAAGCCATCTTAGGCGACCACCTCATCGATGCTAAAAATGAGCCTTCTTCATCGACGTGGGCGCATCTGTCCATCTCGATTCTGATTGATGCGTAGTCCGTATCTTGGATTGGCTCATGGTCGTTGAATGGATTGTCTCCGCAGCCTGTTAGGGACAATGCCAAGCAGGTTATTAGTAGTTTATTCATCAATTTTATCCATTATTTTTTCACCATTCTATATCGTGCGCTTTTGTCGTCGCTGCTTATCAAATCCCATTTACCGCAAATCATCTCGCCATTATCGCCAAGATAGTAAACCGAATTGTTGCATTTGATATCACTTAATATTATTTTATTTGATGCTGATTTAATCTCAATTTCAACGCCTAATGAAGCGACCCCGGGTAAGTATGTTATTGTGCTCATATTTCCAACCCCCTCTCCTTCACATGCAACAAAGCTCTAGTTCCCATTATTTAACCCCCTTCTCAGTTATTCCCATCACTCCACATCCTTCATACTATCTTCATAGTATCTTCATAATCTTCAAAGCTTTCATAACAACGAACCCATTTAACTTCACGCTTATATGCAAGCTTAAATTCCATAATAGAACCGTCCCTAAATGTAAAAAATGGATAGTCGTGTACATCTTGCCATGCATGTACGGAACTCTTCTCGCCCGTCATTACCGCATTCACAAACGCTTGCGTCGCGTCTAATGAATCTCTCTCTATATCTCTTGCTATACTCATTGTGCATTCTCCAAAGATTATTATTCTCTACCCAATCTCAAGTAGTGAATGCATATTAATGCTATGTCTTCATGTGTCATTCTTTTCTCCCATGTTTCAAATCAGCTTTAAGGCCGCCGCAGCTCAATATCTCAATCTTCATCTGGCTTTCTATCGGTATAAATCCCCATTCACACCAGTTCTGATAACTACTGTGTGACATCTTGGTTGCTCGGTTAAATGCGTAGCTTGATTTGTAATAACTTTTTAGTTCGTCAATTGTCATTCTTATTACCTCCTATGCAAATATTATATGCCAAACAGTTGACAGGCGCAAGAGGGAGTGTTAAAGTTATGGTTCGTCAATAAAGACGCTAACGGAGAGAAATAAATGTTAAGAGAAGATGCAATTATAGAAACAGCTCAGGTTCTTGAAAGACTTGCTTACGAAATCGCGGATTTAAGCAGGGTAAAAGAGGAGCTTGAGAAACACATGGCTGCTTTGCTAGAACATCCTGACAATGGACAGAAAAGCTACATTGAGGGTCGGTTCAAGATCACGTGCAAGACGGGATATAACTACGTTCTCGACAAAGAGAAGTATGAAATGTTGGGTCGTCATTTGAATAGCTCGATTGACCCGATTACTCGTGTAACTAAATATGAAATCAATAAAAAGATTCTTCGTGAATCCTACGAACATGCGTCTGCGAAAGAGTTGGAAATTCTTAATGAGATAATCTCTAAGCGTCCGGCAAAGTTGAATATACAGATAACTGCTGGAGTTTGAATATGAGATTCTGCACTGTTGAATCCTGCGGTAAAGTTCATCTTGCTTTAGGATATTGTAATACCCACTATATAAGATTCAAGCGTCATAAATCAGTTTTAAAGAAATCTTGCTGCGAGATCCCTATTAAAGAGAGAATTCTTTCAAAAATATATATTGATAATGTTTCTGGGTGCTGGAATTGGACTGGAGCAACAAGAGGTCGTGGATATGGATCTATTACTCATAATAAAAAACGGCTCAAGATTCATCGTGTGTCATATGAAGCATTTGTAGGAGAAATTCCAGATAATTTATTGATTCTTCATAAATGTGACAATAGATTGTGCTGTAATCCAGATCATTTATTCATTGGAACTCAAAAAGATAATATGCATGACATGTTTTCAAAAGGTCGCGCTAAACCCGGGAGAAAGAAATGTCAAACGCAGTCTTAATCTTAGGCGAGTCGGGTGTAGGCAAATCAACCTCAATTAGAACACTTAATCCCGAAGAAACATTTATTGTAAACGTAATTGGAAAGCCATTGCCGTTTCGTGGCGCAAAATCAAAATATCAACCTTTATCTTCTGATGGCTTAACAGGCAACTATTACGCAACGGACGATATCACAACTATCAAGCGTGTTATTAACCTGATTAACAACAAACGAAAAGACATTAAAACGTTAGTTATTGATGACTTCGGCTATACAATCACAAATAGCTTCATGAGAAAGGCCAATCAAAGAGGCTACGATCGATTCATAGAGATTGCCAAAGACATGTTTGATATACTGGACATCGTTTCTAACTTGCGTGAAGACTTATATTGCTTTGTGATGATGCATACAGAAACTGATAGTCAAGGTCGTTCAAAGCCGAAAACTGTTGGTAAAATGATTGATCAATATATATGCATAGAGGGTAAATTTACTAACGTTTTAACCGCCATGGTAAATGATGGTGTCTATCAATTTAGTACAAACTACGATGGCCATAACATGAGTAAAACGCCGCTTGGCTTATTTTCAGATTTATACATAGACAACGACCTGCAATACGTGAAAGAACAGATGACTAAATATTTTAACGAAGATGGAGAAACAGAATGAGTTTTTGGACACTATCAAATAATGAGCTTGCCAAAGGAGATGAAGCGTCAAGTCACGTTGCATCGTTTAAAGTTATTCCAGACGGAACCTGTGCAGTCGCAATGATTAAAGAATTTGTTAATGATAAAGACAAGCAAGGCAATCCGTTCCTTAAAGCTGTCTATAAGCTCGCCGATGGAGAGTTCAAAAACCGTGAAGTTATTCACAAGATTAAGTGCTTTGATTCCAAGGCGAGCATAGCAGACCGCTCAATCAACATGTTAAAGCGCATTTATGATCTTACCGGACAAAAGCCAACTCACAATGACGCTCCAAAAGATTCTGATTTATTGGTATTCAAAGGCAAGATTCTTGGCGTAAAGATAGCTGAATGGAACATGGTCAATAATGACGGCACAATGTCTGAAGGCAACTATATTTCAGAGGTTCACCCTGCTGCTGGGTTTGAGTGCGTTACTGGAGTTAAATCTGAGGTTGTTGGTAGACCGAGCCATCTTGAGACAGCGTTTTCACGTAACGCGGTAAGCGGGCTTCCCAACGATTCGAGCGACATCCCGTTCTGATATTGAACACAAGGAAACAATATGGACATTGAACTACTGGAAAGAACAATACGCAGCAACCTGGTGTCATACGGGTTGCTAGTATATCAAATCGAAGAAATCGTTAAGAACATCACCAATGATGTAGTTAAGCTTATGGTTGAGGATGAACATGACGGAGATTGACGCGCTCATTGCGGGATTTGGCGGCGGTTGCCTTGGAGGTTTTGCTGTCGCCATTGGGATTGTAGTTAATTTGAAACAGATGTATGACAAGAAAATTATGATGCTTAGAATGCAGATTATTGGGTTGCAGGCGATTTCGGGAATTAATGGGGATTCTGATGATTAAATGGTTTGATGCGGATAAGTTTTTGCCTGGCCATGATGCTGGCGATGTATTAATAAGATATCGCCAATCAAAAGAAGAAGTTATTGGTTACGATATAGGGTCCTATGGTGAAAGCAAATGGATATCTATAGCTTGTGAAGAAATTGAAAATGACAAGACTGCGGTCACCCATTGGGCACACATCAACGAGCCTTTTGAATGACCGAAGAAGATGAACGATATCTGGCTGATTTGTTGGAAGAATTGTTTAGAAGGATTGAGATAATTGAAAAAACAATTGAGACCATATCAAGAAGAGATAGTGGCAAAACTCAAGAAAAGACTTAAAGAAGTAACGCATCCATTGCTAGTTACGGCATCGGTCGGCAGTGGTAAAAGTATCGTGATCAGCGAAATTCTATTATGGATTGAACGCTCAGGCTATAGAGCTTTATGTCTTACGCTCAATTCCACATTGATACGCCAGAATGCAGACACGTATAAAGCCCAACAGGGCAGATGCGGAATCTATTGTGCCGGGTTGAATTCCAAAGATACTGATGAATATCCTGTGATATTCGGAAGTCCACAATCCGTGGCTCAAGCCATCCGCAATAAGGATAAAATCAGCTATCAAAAATTCAATCTTATAGTGATCGATGAATGCCACAACGTTTCTTTTCAGCCGGATAATACACTCTATCAACGAATAATTAATCATTTTGGTTCCTTAGCCCAGAGTGAGCGTTATAGCTATCGTGTTCTAGGTTTAACCGGTACGCCTTGGAGAGGTGTTAATTCAATTATAGGACAGGATAAATTCTTCAAAGAGGAAATATGTAACATTTCCACAAGTTGGCTCATTACCAAAGGATACCTAACTAAACCCGTATTCGGCCTACCAGAAGCCCAAGGTTACGACTTCTCGAAGATTAGGGTTAATTCCATGGGCAAGTTTTCGGGCAACGAATTACAGGCTGCATTGCAGGATGGAGAGCGTTTGACGGGGCAGATTGCCAGAGAGCTGCAAGAAGTCATGAAAACACGTAAAGCCGCTTTCATTTTTTGTTGTACGAAGCGTCACTGCGAAGAAACGGCCAGAAGCCTACCATCAGAACAAACCAGAATCATAACTGCTGAAACACCCCATGAAGAACGTCGAGAAATTTTAGAACAAGCCAAGGAACTAAAAGTTCGCTACTTAATAAACGTAAGTGTATTGTTAACGGGCGTAGATTTGCCTATTTATGATACAATCGTGTTTCTTAGACCTACAGAAAGCCTAGTTTTATTTACTCAAGCATTGGGTCGTGGTCTACGATTACATGAAGACAAGACCGAGTGTCTCGTGCTAGATTTTGCTGGTAATCTTGAACGATTCCAAGACGAAGATGACAATATTATAAATGAAGCCCTCCAACCAAAAGAAGAAGACGAGCATGATTACATTATTCCTTGTTTGCAGTGTGCTTCTCTCGGAATTTCAGTTCTCAATAAAGTTAGTGCCAGAAGATGTATCGGAATCCATAATGGCAAACGATGCGATTATTACTTTGAATGGAAGGACTGTCCCCACTGTTCAGCCGCCAATGACCGTACATCGAAGGCGTGCCGTTCCTGTGCCGGAGAGCTTATTGACCCCAATGCCAAACTGAGCCTAAAGCCAGCGGTTGAGCCGAAGGTTGTGTTTGATGTGGTCAACGCAAAATATTGGGTTCAAGAAAAAAACGGGCATCCATCGATAAATGCTATGTACAATACTAAGCAGGGACTGCGAATATATGAAACGTTCGTGATTCGCGATGAGCGAATAAAGAACATCTTTTACGGGATGTGGGTCAAGCACCATTTTCTAAATTCAAGTCAATTCTATCCTGTGCTAATGTCAATTCTTCATGTAAGAAAAATGATAGAATCTCCTGAATTAAGAACGCCTCACCAAATTGAATGTAAATTTGTTAATAATAAATATCAAATTAGTAGGAGATTTTTTCATGAAGAATAGTTTACC